GGACAAACGAAACAGGTTCTGGTATGAGTGCTGGAGGTGGTGCTACAATAAACCCTTACCAAGAAATAGGTCCTACTATTCAAACATACGGATATGGTTGGGGTACAAGTACATGGAGTAGATTAACTTGGGGCTCTGGTTCTACAACGTCTTCTGTAATTCTGGATCCAGGAAGTTGGTCTTTAGATAATTTTGGTGCACAATTAATTGCAACTATCAAAGATGGTAAGACATTTGTTTGGAATCCCGCTGTATCTAATCCCTTAGAAGTAAGAGCAACTATAATGGTAAATGCTCCAACAGCTACAAGATTAACAATAACTTCAGACAGAGATAGACACGTTGTTCATTTTGGAACTGAAACAACTATTGGTGATGCAAATACACAAGACCCTATGTTTATTAGATTTAGTGATCAAGAAAATTATAGTATCTATCAACCTACCTCTATAAATACTGCAGGAACTTTTAGACTGGATACTGGAAACAAAATTGTAGCTGCAGTTTCAGGTAAGGATTATAATTTAATTTTGACTGATCAAGCTGCTTATCAAATGCAATTCGTAGGTCCTCCTTTTACTTTTTCTATTAGACAGGTAGGTTCTAACTGCGGGTGTATTGGACAACATGCAGTTGTTTATGCAGATGGTAAAGTTTTTTGGATGGGTGCTGGAGGAGGATTTTTTGTATTTGATGGTACGGTAAAATTACTGCCTTCACTTGTTGAAGATTTTGTATTCACGACTACCGGCTCAAATGTAGGGGTTAATTATTCATCTAATGAAATTATATATGCATCTCATAATTCTTTGTTTAATGAAATAATTTGGTTCTATCCAGCAGGTACACCAGCAGGTAATCCATCCGTTCAAAACAATAGAGCTGTCGTATACAACTATGTAGAAAATAGTTGGTCAACTATGTCTTTAGCTAGAAGTTCTTATGCAGATGCTAGTACCTATGACGTACCTTATGCAACAGAATATACTTCAACAAACACACCAACAATAGCTAACTTAAGTGGTGCTACAAATACTTTTGGTTCTTCTTTATATTTTGCTCATGAAGTGGGTAACAACATAGTATCTTTAACTGGAGGTGTTTCTGCCATACCTGCTTATATTCAATCTGGAGATTTTGATTTACCTACAGAAGGGGATGGTGAGTATATATTAAGAATAAGTAGATTCTTACCTGATTTTAAAAACTTACAAGGAAATGCAGTTGTTACAATATTTGTAAAAAATTATCCTGTAGATGCTGGAGCAAGTTCTCAGCTAGGTCCTTTTACTATAAATTCTACTACAGAAAAAATTGATACTCGAGCACGAGGAAGACTTGCTAATATTAAAATACAAAACACAGCTGTTAATGAAACATGGAGATTTGGTACATTTAGAGCAGATGTAAATCCGGATGGAAGAAGATAATGGCTAAAATAAACGTTTACATACCAGAACCACAACCTGAATACACACCTGAAAATTTTAGACAGATTAACCAAGCTTTAACAACTATTGAAAATCAATTAAATACATCTTACCAAAAAGACTTGAAAAATGAACAAGATACGTTTACATATTTTATGCAATGACAATTAGATATAAAAGTGAAACATTTGATTTAACGGATACTAATATAACTAATATTCTGACATGTCCGTCTGACGCAACTATTATTGTAAAGTCATTACAAACAAGTCATAAAACTGCCTCTAATGTAAACGTGGATGCCTACCTACAAAAATCTGGTGGTTCAAACGTAGAAATTAGTCACGTACAATTAAATAAAAACTTTGGTAATATGGTTACAGCTAGCTTAAATATGGAAGCTAACGATATTCTTAAAATACAAGCAGCTTCTGCAAATACCATTACTGGAGTTGTTAGTTATGCTTTAATAGACCGATCTCAAGAAAATGGTTAAACAAATATTATTATTTATAAATAATTACTCAAGTAAAATCCAAGTATGGTCTTGGCAAAAATTATGGGGTGATAGAAAAAAAGGATTAGGTTATAAAAAGTAATGGCTAAGCAAAGTTTTAAATTTTTTACACCTAGAGATAAACCAAAAAGACGTCCCAGAAGACATTGTAAAAACTTAAATAAAAAAAAGAAGTTGCAACATAATAAAAAATATCATAGACAGGGACGTAGACAGAAATAGGTGATATGATAAAGATACCAGCACATGCTAAGGAAATTATTAAACACAAAAAAACTGGTAAAATATATGCTAGTAAAATTGATTTTGATAATGATGTTTCTGATCCCAATACTGACACTACTGTGGATGATTTTAGACAAGACCTCGAAATAACAGTAACAAAAGTTACTATAGGTTCAGAAACTAAAAAATAATGGAACCTCGGGGAGCCACTGAACTACAAATGGAAATGCTAACAAAGCATGTTTCAAAAGATATTTTAGATCAATTTCAAATATGTACTTCTATTCCAGGTAAAGTCCCGATTGATCCTAATAAAATAAATATACTTTGGCAAAAAAATTCTTACGATCAACCAAATCTACAAGACTTCTTTCGTAACAAAGAAAGACACGATGAATATGATTGGTATATATTTAATAGCCATTGGAACTATGAAAAATTTAGATACTATTTTGATATCCCAACAGAAAAATCTATAGTTATAAAAAATGGAATAGATAATTTTCCAATAAGAAAAATTTATAAAAAAGGCGATCCTGTAAAATTAGTACACCACTGCACTCCTTGGAGAGGTTTAAATGTATTGTTACGTGCTATGCAGGATGTTGAGAATGAAAATATTACTTTAGATGTGTACAGTTCTACAAAAGTATATGGATCTGAATTTGAAAAAGAAAGTGATCACGATTTTATACCTTTGTATGAACAAGCAAAAAAATTACCTAATGTAAATTACATAGGGCATAAACCAAATGAATACATTAGAGAGATGATGCCTAATTATGATATGTTTGTTTATCCCTCTATATTTGAAGAAACATCATGTATGTCCGCTATGGAAGCTTTAGCTTCTGGTGTTCATGTCATTACAAATAACTTAGGTGCTTTATATGAAACATGTTCTGAATGGCCTGTGTACATTAACTATTCAAAAAATTATGAACAAATGGCTAAAGATACTGCAGTAGCTATTGATGTAGCTGCTTCTTACCTACATGAAAATTTTATTCAAGATCATTTAAATGAACAACAAAAATTTTATAAAAGATTTTACAACTGGGAAAAAAAAGGAATGGAATGGAATAACTTTTTGAAAGGAGCTTTAAATGAAAGAGACAATAAATGAAGATACGTACCAGACATTAAAAGAAACTAACGTGCAGACTCCTCATGAAAAAGCTATTCTTCCAATGTGGAAACCGGACAACGAACAAAAAACAAAAAAATCTATTCACTCTCTTTTTGTTGCTACTCCTGTACATAGTGAGTGCTCAATTCATTACACTCAAGCATTATTGGAACTTCAACAGTTATGTATTACCAAAAGAATTAAGATAACTTTTCAATTAATAAAATCTTCTTTAGTTACTCAAGGTAGAAATATGTGTGTTTCTGGTTTTTTAGAATCTGGGTTTACTCATATGCTTTTTGTAGACTCTGATATTTATTTTAATGCAAAAAGTATTATAAAAATGATAGAAAAAGATAAAGATATTATTTCAATACCTTACCCTCTTAAAACTATTATGTGGGATAAAGCTATGGATAAAATTAAAAAGGGAAACATCAAAACGGTCGATGATTTAAAATCTTCTTTTAATGCTTACCCTATGAAAGTAAAAGATATTAAAGACATCACAATGGATAATGGTGTGATTGAAGTTACGCACAGCCCTACGGGTTGTATGTTAATCAAAAGAAAAGTTTTTGATAAATTAATTGAACACTACCCTGAGAAAAGTATTGTACAAAAAACTGTTATTAATGGTCAATATCTCGACAAGCCGTATATGTGGAATTTTTTTGATTGTATCCATGACCCAAAAACAAAGACTTATTTAGGTGAAGATTTTTCCTTTTGTAAGCTTTGGAAAGACGTTGGGGGTATATGCCATGCCTTTGTTGACGATAAAATTATCCACGTAGGAGAGCACCAATATGAAGGTGCTTTCATAGACGAGTTGAAACCTCTTGACTAAAATGCTATTATCTTAACTTTAAGATCTTAAAAGGAGAATTTATTTAATGATACAATTTTTACCCTACGCACTAGCCGCTTACGGTGGTTACAAAGGATATAAAGGGGCAAAAAAATCAGGAGCTTCTGGTTTACAAAGTATACTTGCAGGTGCTGCAGGTGCTTACGGTGGATATACATTAGGTCAAACAGGTGGTTTTGCTGCAAATGCAGGTTTTGGAAATGCTGCAGCTTCTGCTGGTAGTTTTGTACCTAGCTTTACTCAAACGGCTGCGGGTGGGAAGATGGCTACAGCTTTAGGTATGCAAGTTGCACCAAGCGCAGCTCAACAGATAGCTCTTCAAAATGGAATATCTCAGCAAAATGCGGCTGGTTTAAACCTAAATCAAAATCAAAAACAAGGTGGATCTCTTTTAGATATTTTAAAATCTGAAAACGACAAAGGACAAATGCGTTATAGCCCCGCAAAAGTTTCTGCAGCTATTGCAGCAGGTACTTTTTTTGGTGGTGCGTTTGATCAAGAACCTACTGATATTTATATGCCTGGATACAATATGAATTATTTAAAAATGAAAGAAGAAAGACCTGGCTATACATACATAGACCCGGAAACCGGACAAGAAAAAGAATATAAAAAAATTTATTCACCTGAAGAAGCAGGGATAGGACAACCAACAATGGGTCCTTACTCAATGATAAAACAAGGTTTAAGAACAGGTGGTTTAGCTGAAATTAAAAAATTTAATGAAGGTGGTATAAACTATCTTCCATCAAAAGTTTCACATGACGAAGACGATGCCAATAATTACGTAAGAGCATCGGGTTATGTAGAAGACGGAGCAGGCGTAGGAGATAAGGACGAGGATACAATGTTAGCTCAATTAGCAGACGGAGAGTTTGTAACAAGAGCAGATGGAGTGTTAGGTGCTGGAATCATAGCTGGAGCAAATCCAAATAGTATGAAAGATATGAGAGAAAAAGGCGCACAATATTTCTATGAACAACAAAAAAGATACAAACGTGTATTTGATTTAATTAAGGATGGAAATGGCGAAAATAAACAAAAAACAAATTAAACCTCTAGTAAGCATTTTACCATTAGTGCCTACAGACATAGATAAATTTTGGCCCTTAGCTGAATTTATGGTTTCTGAAGCTTTAGCTTTTTCTGGTAAGTATGCAGATTCGTCTTGGATAATGGAACAATTACAAAAAGATTTAATGCAGTGTTGGATTATGTTTGGTTCAGATGAGTCCGAAGAAAATAAAGTTTTTGGTGTTTGTATTGGAAGAATTGGTATTATGCCTAATTACAATCAATATGAAGTAGTTATTGCTACAGGTAAAAGAAGAGATTTATGGGAAGATGGCTTACAAAAAGCAGTAACAGACTTTGCAAAAGTAAATGAATGTAAAAGAATTAGTCTTATGGCTAGACCTGGTTGGGAAAAAATTTCTAAAAACTGGGGATTTAAAAAAAAACATGTACAATTAGAAAAATGGATAGGATAAAAATATGAGTTTTTTCGGAGGCGGAGGCGGAGGCGGTGGAGCACCACCAGAAACTACTACAAATATTGTAAGAGAAGCACCAGGTATTGAAGAACGAAAACTAGAGTTAATGGATATGGCGAGACAAGTCGCCCAAAACCCTATTAATTTACCTGATTATCAAGTAGCGGGACTAGGTAGTCTTGAACAACAAGGTATGAATGCTGCGCAAACTACAGGTGTTGGATCTGCTACAGTAGGTCAAGGAATTAACCAAGTAACAGGATCAATGGCTCCCGTGGGTGCTCAACAGATATCACAATATTTAAATCCATATCAAAGTTATGTTACCAATGAGATTGGTAGACAAGGACAAATGATGCAAAACCAAATGGGTGCTACAGCTGTTCAATCAGGTGCTTTTGGTGGTGGAAGAGAAGGAGTTCAACAAGCAGAACTTCAAGGAAGAACACTTTCAACAATGGGTCAAGCTCAAGCTCAAGGATTTAATACAGCTTTATCTGCTGCACAAAACCAACAAAGAGTTGGTATGCAAGGCGGACAACTTTTAGGTCAAATGGGAATGGCTCAACAACAAATGGCTCAAGGTGACATTAATCAATTAATGGCTGCGGGAGGACTTCAAAGACAACTAGCACAACAAGCGTTAGATGCTAAAAGACAGTCTACATTGCAACAACAATACGAACCTTACCAAAGAGCAGAATTTTTATCTAATCTTTATGCTGCAGGGCCTAAATCTCAATCAGGAATTACAATGGGGACAGGACCTTCTACTAGTCCGTTTGCGCAAGCAGTTGGAACTGGTATTGGAGCTTTCGCTGCTTATCAAGGTATGAACCCAAGACAAACAACTTAGGGGTTTTGATGTCTATAAATAAAGTTTTAAATAGACCTATGTTTAGAAAAGAAGCACTTAGACAAGGTGCACTTAAACCTATTACAGCCAACACAGGGATTATGGTTGGACCAACTCAAACAACACAACAAGCTTATAATCCTAGAAGAGTTCCTAACACACAAGTAGAAAAACTTGGTTTTTTTAAAAAATTAGGAAATGAATTTAAACAATCTAGACAAGGTATTAAAGATATAATGAACCCTAAGAGTCAGCAATTTGGTTCTAAAGGTACTTTTGGTTCAGGAAGAGCGTTACCAGGGCTTTTAGGTATTGAAGGTATTGCATCCGTTGTAGATCCTTACGTGGGTCAGTATATTAAAAATGATTTAGGAAGAAACTTAGTAACCTATGGTTTGTCTTCTGCTGCTGCTTTAAATCCTTATGTAAGAGCTGCAGGGCTAGCTAAATTTGGTTATGATACAGGTAAAGATAATATTTACGATCCATTAAAAAAAAACATTGATAAGTATAGAGCTAAACCTCAAAGTGAAAAAACTTCTTACGAACAAATGGGAGGAGATTATTTAAATAACGTAGATCTACCAACGGCAACTGTTAAATCAAATGGTTTGGCGGCAAAAAAAAATAAAGTAAACCCAGGTTCCGGAAGACCTTCTGGGTTTAAAGATAGATTAACAGAAGAAGGTAACGAATCAAAAGTTGTAAAAGGTTCTGTAGATATTAATAAAGTAGTTGCTAATAATTTACCCGAAAACTTAGGTGACTCGGGTAGTAACATGGATACCATGACTAATAAAAGAGCAGAACTTAATCAAGAAAACCTGCCAACGGATCCCGATAAAGTTGTAGAAAAAGTTGTAGAAAAAGAAAAAATTACAGATGAGCAAGCTAACAAAAATGCTATTGATGCAGGTAAACAAGAACAAAAATTAAACAAAGATAGTAAAATTAAAGCTGCTGATGGGACACAAGCTGACTCAGAAACAATTACATTAGCTAAACAATATAGAAAAGAATTAATGGCTGGACAACAATCTCAAGCTAAAATGGTGTTTTTATCAAACCTAGCTTCTGGTTTGCTTTCAGGTAAAACAAATAAAGGTGGCTTAGGTGGAGCTTTAGAAGTATTTGGTGGAGCTTTAGGCCCTGCTGTAAATAATTACGCAACAATTAAATTAAAAGAAAATGAATTATCAAATGAATTTATGTCTTCTGCTTTAGATCTTGCTTCAGATGAGATTAAAAGAAGAAATCAAGTTATTGAAAGACCAGATATTGACGGAACTCCGGGTATGGTTCAATTTACTGATAAAAACGGAAGAGTAGTAAATATGACAGGTATAAGACTTAAGGATTCAACAGTCATGGTTGCTCAACCAGGTCAATTAGATGAGTATGGAAGAAATAAATTACAACCATTACCACCAGGATCTTTTAATAGATTTGCACCAAATAGTGAACTTGATCCAAAAGCACTAGAGACTCTTATGGACTTAGACCAAAAATACAAAGCTTACCAATATGGACAAAAATCAGTTGCTTTAATTGAGAAATTTAAAAAAGAAGGAAAAACTGGTGCAGGTCCTGTCGGAAGATTTAATTTATTTAAAGGTAGACTAAGTGAAGCTATGTATGACATTACAGGTAGAGAAATGTTCTCGAACGAAGCAGATGCTAGAGAAAAAGCAGCAGAGTATAAAGATTTATTAGTGAATGACTGGTTAAAATCAAACGATGTTGAAGGTGAAACTGATGAAGACAAAAGAAAAAATGCAGGGGAAGCCATTGATAAACTTTTAGGGGACACGGTTAATAGTAAAGCAATCGCAAAAGCAATAGGTGAATTTACGGGTGAAGCGGATCAACAAGCTTTATCTCAATTAGCTATTAATGAAACTGTTATGGTTTACGCATTAGCTAACTCATTAAAAGCAAAAGATAGGTTAACTGCTAATGATATTAAAATGGCTAAAGAACTAGTAAATATTTTCCCATTACTAAGGGGTCAAACAGCAGTAATTAGAGATCTAAAATCTGTTAACGCAACAATCTTACAAGATATTCAAACATTAGAGAACACTTACACAACAGCCCTAATGGGAGAAACTGCAACATTAAAAAATTACAAGAAAAATTATGGTTTAGCAACTAGTGCGGATTTTGAAGGAAGTTCTTCAGAGGACCTTGTTAATCCATTTGATGAGTTAAACACAGAACAATTATTAAATTTATATTAATGGCTACTTTAGAAGAATTACAAAAACAATTAGACGAAAAGAGTATTGATCCTGCTATGTTAAGTAAACAACAAAGAGGAATTATAGATACTTTAATTGATAGAGGTGAATTAAAAGGACCTAAAATGGGTGCGTTAGGTGCGCAAAGAGAAGTAGCTGCAAATAAAATAGCAAGGCAAGAAGAATTTTACGCAGACCCAATAGGTTCTGCGCTAGAAGCAGAAGATTCAATGTTCAAAGGTAGACCCACTGCAGAACTTGCAGGAGATTTATCTGGATCAATTGCACCTTACGTTGTTATGAGAAAAAAAATATTTGGTGCCGCTAAGAACGGAACTCTTTGGCAAAAAGGCCCTGGAAAGTTTTTACAATCAGCAGCAAAAGTAGCTGATAGATTACCCGGAAGATTAAAATTAATCGGTGGTGCTTTAAAATTAGTTGCAAGAGCAGCTGATGTTCCAGCAAAAGTATTAGCAAGCCCTGTAGGGAAAGCAGAAATTTATTCTGTGTTAGGTGGTACAGTAGGCGCAGGAACAGGTTCTATAACTTACGACATGTTAAATGAACAAGCTGGATTAACTATTGCAAATTCAATTACAGATCAATTTAGAGACATACCAGAAAAAGAAATAGATCAGGATATTATGGCTAATGCAATGAGAGCAACTAAAAATGCTGCTTATTGGAATGCTGGTGCTGCTGCACTTACTCCATTTATTATGGGTCCACTAGGTAAGCTTACAGGAAAGTTATTTGGCGGCAAATCAGAAAAAGCAGTAAGACTAGCTGAGTTTGCAAAAGAAAAAGGACTACCTTTACCTTTAATGACGGGTATTGAAGACGGAGTTTTTTCAGAATTAGGTAGAAACTATTTTAAAACTGTTGGTGTATTTCCATTTGTATCAGGAATAGGAAGAGAGTCTTTACAAATAGCTGAACAAGAAGCAGGTAAACAATATCTAGATGGTTTAGTTAAGTTTGCTCCTTTAATGAAAACATCTGCATTATCTTCCTCTATTTATAACCAAGCAGCAAAAGTATTTAAAGACAATGCAGCAGTAATAGGATCTAAATATCAAGCTTTTGAAACTTTAACAGAAGCTATGGGTAACCCAAGAGTTATTTCGTTAGATAAAACAAGTAAGTTTGCAAGAGAAATGGTAGAAGCAAACAAACAAATGTTTCCAGATGTACCTACTTATGCACAAGGTGTAGATATAGACGTAAAATCAATTGATAAGTATTTGAAAGATGCAGGGGATCCTTTAAATTTATTTGCAAATTCAATTTACGCAATTGGTTCTAATAAAATTACTCCGAAAGAATATGGTGGAGTAATGAAAATGTTAAATAGAGCTATTGAAGGTACTAATTTAAAATTACCAACAGGAATGGTCTGGTCTCTTAGAGAAGCTTTAGAAACAGATTTAAATTCTTTTGGTGCAAAACTAACTAAAGATAATTTTTTAACTGATTCATCAATCAAAGAAGGTTACGAAGCTATGGTAAGCCAAAGCGGTAAAGAATTTGCTGATGCAGACATAGCGTTTAAAATAAATCAGGGAACAAAAATGTATGATAAATTAAAAGACGCTAATGCAACTTTTTCAGCTGTAATGGGTTTTATTAAAAACCCTGTAATAAAATCATTTAGAAAATTTGATTCTTCATTATTTACACAAAGGGGTGTAAGCGGAATAAAAGGTATGGAAAGCATGTCAAGAGATAAAATGTTTCAAACGATGGAAAGAGATGTATTTGCATCTAATTCTCCTGAAGCAATTGAAGCTTTTAAAGTTATTATAGGAGCGGGAGGTAAAAATGCTACTCCTAATGGTAAGGCATTGTTTGAAGCATCCAAAGCAAGATACATGTTTAACGCATTTTTAAAATCATTTGATACAGCGGGAAGTCCACAAGCTAAATCAATTTTTAATGATGTTAGTCAAACAGCTGGAGTTAAATCAAGTAATGAATATATGTCAGATGCTATGGCAAATTTAGGTACAGATGCAATACAAAGTTACAGAGGTTTTTCAATTGAAGACGTAAGATTAAACAATGGTATTTACGATGTGTCTAAATTAAGATTTGGACCTAAAGATTTTGCTGAATTTAATATAAATAAATTTATGGATAATCTCGGTATTGGTAAAGCTACGGAAGATCTTGGAAGAGACAAAATGTCAAAATTACTTGGAGGAAAAGGATCAAGTGATTTTTATAAATTTACAGATTATATGAAAGCAATATCAGATGTTACAATATCAGATACTTCAACTTTCCTACAAAGAAGATTTACACTATCTGGAGGTAGGGGTATTTTATCAGGTATGGTTATTGGTGGTGGTATGGCTGCGGTTAATCCTTTTATGCCTGCTATATTTTTATTATTAGCTAGAAAAGCCGGTAGAATGTTAACAGATCCAGTTGCGTTAAGACTTATGAATGATGCTCTTGGAGTGGATGAACAAGTTAAACTTTTAAAAGGACAAAAAATAAGAGGTAAAAACTATAGTACGGGATCTTTGAGAAGAGTTACTCCTAAACTAACAGCTTTAGGTCTTACACAAAAACGAGAAGCTTTTGCTAGATTATTAAATTATTTTGACGATGAGGATGGAGATACTCCTAGAGTTAACCCTAAAACTGTAGATCCAGTAGCGATACAAAATGAATTATTAGGGATGTCTTTCGATAACGTACAGCCTAGG